CAAGCGCTTAGACAGTCTGTCAATGCCATTGTGCAGGGTTCTGGTTCTAACATCTTAGTATTGGGATTGATTAAGGCTCGTGAGATGTTTGAAAAGTACCATATGAAGTCTGTGCTTGCAATTACCGTCCATGATAGTATTGTAATTGATTGCCACCCAGATGAAGTAGCTAAAGCTATTGAGATTGTAAAATGGAGTATGGAGCATGTTGACTTGCCTATTCTGGTTAATAATGATGCTACTGGATATAATGTTCCTAAGCAGTATCAGCTACCTAATAACAAGTTTAGGTTCCCATTGCGAGCAGAACCAGAAGTGGGTCTTAACTATAATGATGATGTTGCCTTTGACTTAGATGATTACAAGAAATTTAATAGCGTTACTGGTTATTGCACATATAACTATGCTATGACTAAGCTAGACCAATTAATCGAATATAAGGTAGAACCAGAAGAAGAAGTTAACAAGAAGAAAGCTAAGCTAGAAGCTTCTAAGGAAATCTTTGAAAGGATGTAGCCTATGGGTTTACTTGAAGACACTAGTAAGGTGCTTAAAGAACGGTATCTAGCTAATAAAAAAGAGTTAGATATTAAATCTAGTAAGTTAAAGGAAAGAAATGATGAGCGGTATCAGCCCTTCATTAATAAGCTTAAAGCTAAAATTAAAGATAAATAAATTATTAAAATAAGTTGACAAAGCATATCAGAGATGGTATGCTTTTTATATAGAAAAAGGAAGAAGGAAACAAATATGAACAAAAACACCTTGAGAAGTAAAATAGTAGACGTTATTGATAAATATGGATTAACCTATAAGAGCTACGATGAAGAAGAAGACTTAGCCCCAGCAAACGTTGAATATGACCTAGTCAATGACATTATAGATGTCGTTTCAGATGAGGTTTCAGAATTTATTGTCAAGGAGGAGTAATAAATATGTCAAAGAATAGTAAAGAAGAACTACTAAAGAATAAGCATGAATTAGAAGAGCAGTTAAAGAGTGTTAATACTAGCATTGCAGAAGTAGAATACAAAGAAAAGATTAAAGAGTATGCACCAATTACCATGGAAGAGTTTAACGAGTATATGGTAAAGTTTGCAAAGTATACTATGTGTGATTATTACGAGCCTTGGGAGTTTGACGGTGAAGACTTACCGGGGATTATTGATATGGCACTAAGGGCCGGTATTAGAGTTAAAGATGTTGACTTGAATCCGGGACTTAGGGATAAGGTTAAACTAGCAGATGAGGCAGCTTTAGAACCCAAGTTATGATGAAGATAATGTCGAACCAGACAAGACCAAGGAGGGTAAGTAGTGAGTAATACGGTTAATGCCAGTGAAGTAGCTCAGGTGCTTATTAATGGCAGTGGCAAGGTAGATAATAGAGATTTTACCTATGAAGACTATATCTATCCAAATGGTCGCCCACAAGGTGAATCAGTTATTATGGATAGTGAGACTAAAGAAGCTTTCTCGGTAGTAGTATCTTCAAGAGTTATTGATACCAGTACCTACCTTGGAACCACAAAGGGCAGTAAAGCAGTAAGTACGATTCTTGCACCTTATACTGATTACAAGATTAACTTGTTGCCTATGTCTAGCACTTCTTACAAGAGCGTGTTCTACTATGACAAAGACAACTTAATTGATAACCTGCCAAACGTATTAGGAGGAGTTCCCTACGGGTTAGCAGATAGTCGTGAATACTATGAAATGTATAAGTGTCTATTTGATAGCACCGAAGGGTTTGTTTTGTATGATACTTCTGATAAAGACTATGTTTGTTGGGCAACCTTTGACTTTTTGCATGGCAACGAAGAGCTTAATTATACAAATACTTTCGATGATAGTGTTATTACCGCCTCTAATATTGATGTATTAAAGGCTCTGCTACAAAGTAAATACTCCAATAAGATTAAATATCCAGTACAAGTGTTGCAATACACTACCGATAACGACGGTAATTGTGTGGTAGACTTGGATGAGGTATACGGAGAACTCATTAGTCCTATAACATTTGTAAGCAGTGACAGCTTAAAGGCTATGTTGAAAGCAAAAAATAATATTTAATAAATAAGTTGACAAAGTGTATCAGAGATGGTATGCTTTATACATAAATTAGAAAGGAAGTAATAAACATGAGTTTCTCAGAAGCAATGGCAAAACATTATAAAGGTTTACAAGTACATGATTCAGGTTTAAACAAAGAATATCCATATGAGGGTCAGCTCGGCAATCGTCATATCTTATCGAAAGTACCATTAGAATCAGATGCTTTAAATGAGGTTTCACGAGATACCTCGCACGAAAAGGACTTCTTCATTGAATCCACTATTAGGACACAAAGTGAGTTAGACAAGTTGAACTATAAGATTAGCAACGCGGACACCTTGGCAGATTTACTAAATGTGTTGAACTCTTTAGATGATAAAGAGCATATTATTTTAAAGGATAGTGGGAGACTGGAACTATTTACAGCACATCTATTCAATTCAGCAGGTACGTATATTGGAACAGAACTTTCCTTGTAGGGAGGAAACCACAATGATTAATAAGATTAGATTTAATAACGATTTAGAACAAGTTAGTGAGAATGCAGACCGTTTGTTACTAAACTATATGCAAAGTAGTATTCTTAGCTTGGTAGCGAAAGGACGAATGGCTAACTCAATTAATAACCTGATTGAGTCATTCGGCCATGAGCCAGTTAACAAAGCTCTTAGTGATGACTTGGAAGAAGATTACACAGCAGAAGATGTTGATATTGATTTATTGGCTAGACTGAGCAATCGAATTGTAATTAGTGCTGATGGGGATAATGATGTTGTAGATATTTTATCATCAGAATATGGTATTGATAAGAAACATATTACTAAGCACAATAACGCTTTTGGATATGCTGACGTTAATGCAGTTAATAATCCTATGTATAAGTTTAGAGGGTACTATTCGAGTATGTATGACTTTGACAAGATTGTAAGTAAGGGGGAGGGGGCAAAATGACTATTTATTATGGCGCAATGGATAAAGGCTTGGTATCATATGATGCATCTATTAAGCCACGTGTTGACATTGAGAGCATTCTTAGTGATACTTACCTAGCTAAGCCTATCAACCTACCTATCTTTAAGTGGGGTGATAAGGTTCGTAACAGCAGTGAGACGTTAACTAAGCAGTTTAATGTCATGAGTAAGGCAGACACCTTAGTATTACAAGTACCTATGTATGTAGAAAACGAGTTTAATCTAGTATCGCTTGCTAAGCATACCGGTGCTAAGTTAATTGGGTTAGTACACGATATTGAATATCTTAGAGGTTTCTCTAGTGAATATGACTCACAGCTTGATATACTAAGTTTGTTTGATTCATTGATTGTAGAAAGTGCTAATACAGTTGATTGGCTGAATAGTAAGGGTATCAGTGAAGATATGTCTGTTATGGAGTTCTGGCCCTATTTATTGCCAAAAGAAGTTGAATTGCCAGTGTACAGCCATAATATTAACTATGCAGGTAATTTGTCTAGACTACCATACAGTAACATCACTAATTTGTCTGCTTATGGAAATGCTAATGATGAAGAAAAAGCTAATCTTGGTAGCCGTTATAAAGGAGCATTCTTGCCGGAAGAGCTTCCTTATCAATACAAGAGTGGTTATGGACTCGTATGGTATAGTGACAGCGCATATCAGAACTATGCAAAAACATATGCAGCACCTCATAAAGCGAGTGCATATCTATCGGCTGGGCTACCTATTATCTACGAAGAAGGCTCTAGTATTGAAAGTACAATGAAGAAGCTAGACGCAGGAATTGCTATAAAAGGTATAGATAACATTGAAGAAACAGTTGCATCTATTGATGAAACATGTTATAATAAACTAGTTGGTGGTAGTGCTGTACTAGAGTTTTCTGTTACAAATGGTGTTACTTTCATTAAAGCACTTAATAAGTTGTTATAGGAGTGAGTATATTGAGTAAAGAATATGATGCACAACTTGAGAAGCTTCGTAAACTTCATAAGGAGCTCGACGGTATTAAGAGTAAGTTAGACATTTTGGGTAATAGTTTTGATGCAATCTTTAAAGCCATGCTCGAAGAAACGAATGAAGAACCTAAAGAAAAAGTTAAAGAAACTAAAGATGATTATGACCCAGATTGGTATGCTAAACAGTTTAAGTTAGTACCTAGTGATGGTAGCGAACTTAGTGGTATTAAGGTTAGGTTAACTAACATTAAGACAAATCAATCAGAAGTATACGGTAATGGCAAAGAAGCAAGTAAGCTTAATGGCATTTCAGAAGCTGCTATTAGTTCTGCTCGTCGTACCAAGTCACATGTTTATGGATTCATTGGGGTAGAAGATGTCGGTGGAAGTAGCCCTCAGAATGCCAACAAGCGAATTATTGTTAGTGATGATTTTGGTAATGTTATTAAGATATGTGAGTCAGCCGCTGATGTATATGTATTGTTAGGGATTGGTCATACTCGGCTATCACAGGGGCTTAAAGATGGTTATGTCTACAGTAAGGGTCGGTTATACTATGTAGAAGTAGCAAAGAAGGAAGATTTGGAACTACCAGCCATTTAAGGATTGAGGTGATTTAATGGCTATTGATATTACCGGTATTGGTGAGTTAGAAGAGATTTCATATCGTAATCAACGGGGTGAGGTAAAAACTATTGACCCCAAGGAGTTGCTATCGTTCAATCGACAGAACTTACCGTTTGAAAGCCAAGCCAATACCTACTTTTTAGTTGCAAGATTAGCAGAATTGGCTAAGCTTAAGGTAGAAAACTTGAAGGTAGACCAGCGTAAGCTAGAAGGCGATTTATATAATAAGTACGCTAATGACAGCGACTTAAAAGCGGCTAATAATAACCGTAAGCCTACAGAAGGCACTATTAGTCACATGATTGATAGTAATCCTAGTATGGTAGAGTTAACTAAGAGCATTAATGAGCACAACTATAAAGCACAGCTCTTATTGCGTTTAGTAAAAGCGTTTGAACAACGTAAGGACTTAATGCAGTCGTTATCAGCACAGCTAAGACAAGAGAACTCGTTTGGGGTTCCTAGTGCTAGAGCTAACTAAAAACTACAAAAAAGTGGGATTTTTGCAATCTCGTGATATAATAAATATATTAAAGAAAACAGAGGTAATTAGAATGCAAGACTTTAGTGAACGATTAAAAGAAGAACTTAGCAAGGCAACTAAGAGCAATGGTAGCAGCAACAATAACGATAATGGACCACAACGTAAGTCACGTCCTGTATATGTTAATAAGAAGAACCCATTCTTCGGTCGGATTCTTCCATTAGGTGACAAATGGTTCGCTGTAACAACTAAGCGTGTACAAATGACATTGCCTAAGAAGAATGGTGAATACACTATGAGCCCTATCTTAGACATGGATAACAAGGAAGACAAGTTAGCTACCTTGATTAAGCAAGTACAACATTACAATTACCAATACCGACAAGACCATGATGTTCCAGACCAATATGATGCGATTGGCTTAAATAAGGAACCCTTTGGTGGTGGTGAGCCAACTACTCGTGTTCAAACCCGTTCCGAATTTATTGGTATTCAAATGGTGCAAGGTGATAATGGTCAATATGTAATGGAACAAGGCCCTAATGGCCCAATCATTCGTAACTTTAGTGCTTCTGGCACAGTATACAACGATTTATTAGAACTGATGGCAGACAAGAGTTTCATGGTTAATGGTCAACCGTTCCAAGATGCTTTAGGGTTCGTATCAGCACGTGAGACCTTCCCAGTACAAGCTAAGATTCATGGTCAAAATCAATGGAGTGTAACACCACGACCAGATATTGTGTTACCAGCAATGACTTATAACTATTTGGAAAAAGGTGTTAATGGTGAAGATTACAAATACTTTGATGACCCATACTTGTTTAACCAACCATTGATGAAAGCTAACCCAGACTTTTATGAACGTGTCTATGGTCAAGTTAAAGAAATCGTTGCTAAGCGTATGGAAGAATTAAAGAATGAAGATAGTGGTTTCCAAGGTAATCCGTACGAACAACCAGAACCACAGGAACCACAACAGTGGAAAACACAAGCACCAGTTCAACAAACTCAATCACAAGCACCACAAGCTCTACAAACAAACGATTATCCAGAACCATGGGCACAGGCTGGTGAAGTACCAGCTAACCCCGGTAAGGTAAGCACTGATGAATATGAACCACAAGCGCCAGAACCAGAACAAACGCCTACGCCAGAGCCAGTTCAACAAGCTCAGGCACAAGCGCCACAAACTCCAGAAGTTAAGGAAGAAGAAATTGGTGATGGGATGACCGCTGATAAGAATGTTGATGACTTGTTGTCAGAACTCGGGCTTTAATAGGAGGTAACGTATAATATGGCAAAGACTACTAATACGGATATTACTAGTTTAGGGTCTTTGTTCGGAGACTTAGCCAAGGAAGATGACGCCTTGGCTACTTTTTCGGACAATGATTTGGGAGAAACTAAGGATTGGGTACCTACCTTAATTCCGATTCTTGACAAAAACTTAGTTGCAGGTATTCCTGCTAGTGGTGAAATCTCTGAGATGTATGGAGCACCTAGCTCAGGGAAGTCAACATTCGCTGGTCTTATTATGAGCAACGCCCAAAAAATGGGCATTATCCCAGTATACTTTGATGTTGAAACAACTCAAAGCGCTTCTCGTCTAAAAGAACTTGGTGTTGACCCTCGCTTTGTTATGACGGTTAAACCAAAGCGATTGAAAGATAAGACTATGATGCCATTGTATATTGAAGATATTGGTCAAAAGATGATTGATATGGCCGCTAAGATTCATGAACGTGACCCTAAGCTGATTACGATGTTTATCTGGGATTCAGTTGCTATGACCCAACCTAAGATGGCCGCAGAATCGGACTTAGACCAGCAATTAGTTGGTCAACAAGCTAAGGCATTGGCTGTTATTGGTCGCAAGCTACAAGTTAACCTAGCAGCTAATAACGCATTCTTACTAGCATTTAACCAAGCACGTGATGACTTTAACGCTCCTAATCCTAAGTATGCACAAGCTAAGAGAGTTGGGGGTAAGGGTTGGAATCACTTGTTATCAACTCAAATCTTATTAAAGAAAGGTTCCAAGATTAAAGCTAAATCATCTGATAAGGAAGCTATTGGTCAAGAAACGAAGGTTAATATTACCAAGTCTAAGATTGGAGATAACGTTACTGATGAAGTAACTATTGACTTATTAGGCACTACTGGTTTCGACTTTGAACGCAACTTAGTAACATCTGCTAGTGATTTAGGACTACTTGAAGGTGCTAACTGGATGACTTATGTTACTGATAATGGAGAAAAGATTAAGTTACAAGGCAAGATTACTTGGACTGACTTCTTAAAGCAGTCAGAAAACGCAGAAACACGTAGGGAGCTGTGGCGTAAGGTATTAATCCATTATTTTCCAACTTGCTACCCACCATTGTTCAACTTAAATGCTAGGTTAACGGTAGACAACTTCCCTGAGATTGAAGGACTGCGTCAATACTATTCTGATATTCAAGAAGGATTATCAGAAGACGAACGTGACTACAATTATCGAACTTATATGAAAGCGGGTTTGCCTCTTGACTAGACGAAATGAAGCTGATACTATTCTAGACGTCATGCAACAAGGCCTAGGTAGTGGATACTCACCAAACTATAATCAAAAAGCTATCGTTAAAGAACGACTAGCTATCCAAATGAAAAAGAAAAAACGTGTATTGTTGGTTTATCAGGACATTTACCGTCCTCAACCAGCTGCTGTGGTAACCATTACTAAGTTATATGACAACTTTGCATTAGGGTACGTGTATAATAAACTTAATGACACTAAGATACCCTATACAATTAATTATACCTCAATTATCGCAAAAGACTATCGTGTTGAATCGGCTTATGAAGAATAAAAGGGGGCTATAGTAATCACTAAGAATATTACTGGATATAACTCTGAGAGTAAGAATGTATTTAACTCAGTAGGTAACTACTATGCACCAAAAGGAACTTCTAATATAAAGTTTCTCAGAAGCCCAGAAAAGCTTTTAAAACAGTATGATAACTTAATTAGAAGCCTAGGAAGAAAGTATGGCAGATTTCTTTCATCTGAGGCAGACAGGCAGGAGCTATATTCATTTATTCAAGATGCTTTTATCTCCTTGGTAAAAGAATATGATGTAAGCAGCGAAGTGGACTTCCCCGGTTATATCTCTAAGATGCTAGAGTTTAGAGTGGGGCAATCATACGCTAAACCGGAACAGGAACGCCGTGACCATATTAGTCCTTTAAAGAAA